CAACCAATGCTACTAATAATCAAAGAAGCAGAACAGTAAACGTATCTTAATATAATGGAGTTTGTTAATGTCGATTTTGCCTAAAATTGAATATCCTATTTTCAATATCAAAGTACCTTCTTCCGGAGTTGCTTGTCGGTTCCGTCCATTCTTAGTCAAGGAAGAAAAGCTTCTTCTGATGGCAAAGGAAAGTGCTAATCCAGCAGACATTCTTACATCTATTAAGCAAGTTGTTAACAACTGTAATGTTGACAGTAAGTTGGATGTTGATAAAATTTCACTGTTTGATCTTGAGTACCTATTCCTAAAAATCCGAGCGGTATCGGTAGACAACGTTATCAAAGTTTCTTTCAAAGATAATGAAGATGAAAAAGTTTACGACTTTGAAATTGATCTGAATAAGGTAGAGGTTACATTCCCACCAAAGGTTGATAGCAATATTAAAATTAGTGAAACTGCAGGCATTGTGATGAGACATCCATCTGCAGCATTGTACGATGACAAAGAATTCCTTGAGTTAGATAAGGATTATATGTTCGAACTTATCATACGATGCATCGACAAAATTTACGATGGTGATGAAGTGTACGAATGTAAAGATTACAAAAAATCCGAACTGTCGGAGTTTCTTGAAGGTCTCAGTGTTAAAACATTCGAATCAATTCAAAATTTCCTGATCAACACTCCCAAAATGGAACACAAAATCCAATACAAAAACGAACTTGGGAATGACAGGGAGATAGTTCTATCCTCGTTAAATGATTTTTTTACCTGGCGTTAACTCACAATTCTCTTCAGAACTATTATGCTATGATATTTTCTCTTGTTCAACATCATAAATATTCGATTACAGAACTAGAAAACATGTTGCCATTTGAAAGAGACATTTACGTTGATATGCTCGTGACCTATCTAAATGATTTAGAAGCAGCAAAAAAAAGGCAAAATAGGTAATCCATGGCAGAAGCAGCAGGCATCTCACAAATAGCAAGATCGGTAAAGGGTGTTGAACAATCAACAACCTCTTTCAAACAGGCTGCTTCTGAAGGTAACAGAAACGTTACTAAGGTCGTCAAAGATATTGGCAGTATGTTTTCTTCTCTTAGAAGAGAGCTAAATTCTTTAACAAACTCATTGTCAGATTCTTCAGGCGATGGAGCACAAACTGCATCAAAAGTTGACAACAGCAATAGTTTACTACAAGAAGTAGTTGCTCTTCAAGGCAGTATGTTAGCTGAACTAAAAAATATCCGAGTCGGCATCAGAGATTTAATAGCTACTACTGCAGCTGGCGGAAGTCAGGAATCTGCTGGTGGTTTACCAGGAGCTCTTTCAAGAGGAGGCAAGGCGGCACTAGGTATAGGTGGCGCAGCGCTGGGCGCTGCAGCAGCAGGAGCTGGTTACCTTGTAGGTGGTGGCCAAAATATTCCTCCTCCTGTTAATTTCGCTGGAACTGAAGAACAAAAAGTTGATGCTATTCTCCAGACTATCAAGGGTAAAGAATCCGGCGGAAACTACGGAACAACTAGCTTTGCCGAAGGTAAAGGTTCCTCAGCATCAGGTGGTTACCAGTTTACCGATTCTACCTGGAAAAGATACGCCGAAAAGTTTGGTGTTGATACAAAGCAATATCCAAGAGCTAAAGACGCTCCACCAGAGTTGCAAGATGAAGTAGCTCGAAGAGCTGTTAAAGAAATTCTGGTGCAAGTTAAGGGTGATGTTTCAAAAGTTCCTCTGGTATGGTACACTGGAAATGCACAAGGTCAAATGAGCCCTCAAGCTCTTGCTGTAAATAGAGGTTATACAGCTGAACGTTACCAAAAAAACTGGACTGAACGATATAACAAAACCGTAACGGGTATGGGATTAGCAGGTGGCACTGCCGCTGCTAGTCAGGTTGATACTACGCCTACTCAAACCCCTCCAGGAGCTTCTCCATCTGGTTCTACAGGTTCTGCTACAAGTGAACCAACTGGTAGCTCTGGTGGTGCACCAGCACCTAATGGTGGTAATTCTGGTTCGGGGCATGCTGAAGCTGTTAAAAAAGGTGTGCAGCCTGGAATAGCTAGTAAGCTGAAAGAAATTGAATCAGCTTTTGGTGGCAGTTTAAGTGTTTCAAGTGGCCATCGCGATCAAGCTCATAATGCCAGAGTAGGTGGAGCAGAAAACTCTGCTCATACTCGTGGTAATGCTGTTGACGTTACATTCAATGGTGGTATTCCGGAAACTCTTAAACTTATTGAAGCTGCTTCTAAAGCTGGTATCGGTGGTATCGGTGTGTATCGACCTGGAAGTGTTCACTTAGACACTGAAAATCGCAGGGCTTGGGGTGGTAACTATAAAAGAGAAAGCGTTCCACAATGGGCAGAAAATGCTATTCGTGCTCATGAGACAGGTCAGTGGGGTAACTATGATCCTTCTGCACGTGGTGGTGATGCTACTCAGGTCGGAGCCCAAGGTCGTAATTTAGAAACTATGGGTATGATGTCTGGAGCAATGTACAATCCACAAACTGGATCTATGGGTGCTGGTGGATCTATGGGTGGCAATCCATTAATGGATCTAGGTATGATGATGGGTGGTCGTGGTGGTGCTATGCTTGGTATGGCTGGCATGCTGTTACCAGCTATAACTGGAATACTAGGATCAATGGGCGGCGAACCACAACCTCAAGCCCAAACTGCTGCTGTTGGTGGCGCAACTATGAGAGAAGGTCCCAGAACATCTCCGGCTGCTGTACAACCTGCTATGGTAAGAGATGGTGTAACTGATCGTCGTGCAGAAGTAACAAGAGAAATTTCTCAAACTGCAGTTAGAACTGAAGCAACTAGACAAGCTGCGGAAGCTGCAGGCGCTACTCAAACTAATGCTACTATGCCAGAGAATCCTCCTATGCCACCACCAAGACCTCAGAGCTTTGCTGATAATGATCAGAAGGGCGTGTATTCAGATGATGGTAATAATAGTTGGGTGGCGGCTATTAGGAATTATGTTCTTAACACAAGTACTGCATAATGAAAAAGGGAGCCTCGCGGCTCCCTTAAACTTACTTAGTAGCGAGATTCTTGAAGAACTCAAGAGACTCATCTTCGTCATCGTCAGCAACAGCAGCAGGTTTTGGAGCTGCAGCCTTAAACTTCGGAGCGGCTGAAGTTTCCTCGGGTGTCCAAGGAAGATCAGTATCTTCCGCCGTAGCAGCTGCAGCCTTAGCACGTTTTGCTGGCGCACTGTTCTCATCAAGAACCTTGAGCAAACGCTCTTGAAGCTCTTCAAAAGGCTTGAACTTGCTCGGATCAAGGAAAGCCTTGAGCGAATACTGCTTTTCGTAAATAGCCTGAAGACCAGCGTCATCATCAAGCAATGGACCTGAACGATCAAACTCAGAACGGTCGTAGTTACGATAACCCTCTACTTTACGAATCTTGAGCTTAAAGTTTGCACCAGCCCAAAAATCGAAAGGATTTACAGCCTCTTCGTCAGCAAATTGAGGATTCATAGCCTCATTAAGCTTGTCGAAAATTTTCTTACCATACTTGTAAAGGAAAACCTTACCCTCGTTGTCAGGGTTAGATGGGTCAGAAACGATGTAAATATTAGAGATAAAGTGAAGGCGTCTCTTCTGCTTACGAACCTGCTTACGCTCAGGAGCCTCATCGTCAGTGGTTGAGTTCCACAGCTTTGAGTTATATTCCGTAACCGGATCCTGCTTACCAATCGTAGTCAGTGAGCTTTCAATATACCAAAGACCTGTCGGACCCTGGAAACCATGATCGAAAACACGAACGAACGGAACGTCTTCGCCATCAGCGGGCGGAAGGAAACGAATAACTGCATAACCGTTGCCAGCCTTGTCAACAGCAGGCGACCAGAAACGATCATCAGCACTATTCTTTTCTTGGGGAGCGTTAAGCTTCTGGAGTTCAGCATTGAGAGCCTCGAGAGACTTCTTACCAGACATAGCTTTGAGTTTAGCAAAATCTACCATATGTATTTCTCCGTATAAAATGTATGTTGTTATATTAATGTATTGAGCTGTATATTCGCTCAATACTATTTAGTATACTACTATTCAACAAAATAGTCAAGCACAACTTTTTTTAATTTATCGCGATCGCATTTGATGAAGGGAGTATACTTTTCTAGCTTGATTTTGAAGTTATCATAAACCAAGTCATACTTCATCTGTTTATCCCAGTATTTTTTAGCACCAGTAAATTCTAACAGAAGGCAAATTGTTTCAAGAGATATGTCATTCGCTAAAAACTTTTTCAAAAGCAAAGGATGTTCGTTATCTTTACAGATGAAGTTATTGTTGAAGTTCTCATCCAGTTTACCTAACTCCTGTTTAAACACATAGCTAAGAGACTGCTGGCGCTTCAACCAATCCTTATAAATCTTGTCGGCATTTTGATTGTACGCTAAATCACGAATCCATAGCTTTTCATTGACAGACAGATTAGCCACCAGGAAGTTATGAACGTCTTCGTGCTTAGCTAACTTCTGAAAAAACACTCGATCATTACGTTTTTCAAAACCAGCTACCGAAGCACTGGTCTTACCATTATATTTAAAATAATCGTAAGAAGGTTTGCTGAAGTGATTCTTCAGAGCTACATATTCACGATAACATTCAAACGCTGACATCATCGCACGTTAATATCGAGTTCTGCGCTGAAAAACTCTTTAAGAGCCTTTTCAAAATGTTCTGGCGAACAAGTTAACCAAGTGCTATACAAATGACTCACATTAGAGTTTTCAGTTTTTTCAGTAACAATAAACCCCTTTTCTTCAAGGTGGTCGATAATATCTTCTACATCAAAATCATCAAGATTGATGTTTACTTCTGTTTCGACGTACGCAATGGCCATTTTTTCACAATCCTCGAGTAATCTTGAAACTTAAAATAGAGACCTTTTTCGCGCCCATGGGCTTCTATTTCCCATGGACATTCCCAATAGTCGATTGTATCTAAATCGTATGGGACACCCTGCCATTTGGTCTTATTAACACGAACGTAATCTGTTAATTCACCTTTGGCATATTGCTTAACGTGCACCATCTCATGAGCCAATGCTAACAACATTTCTTTTTTAGAAAGATCTTTTTTAAGAGTTATGATGAAGTTCTTAGCTCTATGAGATTTATCTTCCCACTCACAGTAGGCGTAGTCCGAGCAATTTTTATCAAACTGCTCGAACTTAATTGTCACTGTTATCTTATGATAAAGGTTTTCTGTTAACAGATATTTTCCATAAAATTTTACAGCGTCTTTACATATTCCAATGGGAAGCTTGTTAGGTTTGCCTGATGTTTCTAGAAGCATATTACCCTCCCCAATTTTGGAATATTTATAGGGGAAGACGAGCGCTCTTCTTTATATAATTTAGGTTCTCAGCTTCGGATTGAATTTTAGAACGCATAGTTGGATCTTTCTTAATCCAGTATGCAGCAGTTTCAATTTCAAGCTTGTTACGATCGCACCAAAGAACAACAGCGTCAATATAATCAATGTTCTTTTCTCGACAAATATTTTCTACGTCTACAATAAAATTATTGTTCTTTAGCATTTTCTTCTTTCTTTGGAAAAAACAATCTCCAAGCCACATTGAACATAACGTCAAAGACCCAAAGACTCAAGATAATTCCACCCCAAATCCAAAAGCTAGGAGATCCTGCCAACGAATGAGCATAACCCAATGGGAACAGAGCAATCAAAAATATGATAATGCCGATGAGTCTTTGCTGCGTCATTACTTCACCTGAATTAGAGGCGTGGTGTTCTGAGGCAGGATAACAGTATGAGTGCCCTGCTTCGCAAAAGCAGTCATAGACTCAATCCGACGAAGTTCAATCAGTGAGGGTGTAATGGAGTCAGCAATGATTCGGTTAGCAACTGCTTCACCTTCTGCTTCAACCTTTTTACGATCAGCCTCTGCCTGAGCAAGAGCTAGTTCCTGCTGCTTCTTACGTACAGCAAACTCAACTTCGGCACTCTGCTTGATGGCTTCTTCAAGACGAGGATCGGTTACGATATTACGGATGAGAACATTGGTGATCTCAAACATACCCTTGCCAGCATCCGCATCAACTTCCTTCTGAAGGATTTCACGAATGTTTGAAGCAATATCGGCGCGCCGAAGATGCATATCAGAGGCAATATGTTTAGTAAATGATGTGTATACAGCTTCACGGCTCATACGAGCAATCAAACCATATCCAACAAGGTATGCATCAGACTGCTTGTTCCAAGTCATATCACCTGCATACTTGGTCATGATCTTAGCGACCTGAGCAGGATTTGTGCGGTAATAGATCGTAATGTCAACGTCTGTCATCGTGACGTTGTCCTTGGCCTTCGGCTGCATATCATTCAATTCAAGACCAATTTCCTTAGTATTGATTTCATGGATAGTCTTGAACATAGAGAAATAAATGCCAGGAGGTAGAGTCTGTTCCTTTACCTGACCAAACGTAGATTCGACACCAGTGTTACCAGTATCAATCTGAGAACAACCAGCAAGAGCAGAGGCAGCGAGTAGAGTAGCGATAAGCTTCTTCATGATATAGTGTTCCTTTCTTAGAACAGTTTGATAGAGGTTGTAGAACCAAAAATAGCAATTGTAAACAGCGTAAACAATGTGATTGCCATGATCACAATGACAAACTTGAAAAACTTGATTACTTCTTTAGTCTCTTCATCTTTTGGCAATTTGATGTATGCAACGATTGCAGCACCCAATATCAATGCACCAATAACAAATCCAAACATCTTCAAATCTCCACTCCATGTTTCTCACGAAGAACTTGTCTATCCTTCATGAGCATATCGATTATTACTCCCATCGTATCATACTCTTCCTGATACTCTTTCAAATTACGAAGCCGAAAGAAACCACGATACATCTCACCGACCGATTGTTCAATAAGAAGATTTGTTTTTTCTAGCTCAGTCAATTCCATTTTCAACATCTTACACCATCCAGATTAAAGCTAAGACAAAAAAGAATAAACCACCAAGCCAACATAACGCAAGTCTCCTAAGAATTTTTTGGAGTTTGTTGTTATCTATTGTAGCTATTCCAATAAAAGGAATCAAAAAACCAATCACACCATAAGTCAGAAGCAGTTTAATCAACAATGCACCTGTTGTCATGGCGCAATTCCTACTTCCCAGTCGTAAGTGTCGCCTTCCTTGTACGCTTCAATCAAATATTTGATTGCAATCAAATCATTGTAGTAAGCTCCAGCAAGAGCGCGAATAGCCTGATCGATAACCCACTGCTTGTGGTCAGCACCATCAGCCATTCCATGATCGATCAACACGCGCAAAGCTTTTTCTGCATCACCAATACCAGTCTCGAATATATTATCGTAAATGTTTTCTAACATTCATATTCCCATGATAAAAAATTGGTAGGCGTGCTAGGATTTGAACCTAGTCAAGAACACCCATCTAGTGCTAAAGGGTTTATAAGACCCTCCCGTGTACCAACACCCACGCCCAAAATTTGGCGGTCACGGTAGGACTCGAACCTACATATGACAGTTTAGAAGACTGTTGCCTTTTCCTGTTAGACTACGTGACCAAATTAGTGGTGGGCTTCTGTTTCCACGTGCCCACCGAACGCATGTTAGGCTGCTAGAGCCATAACTAGAGGTGCATTATCGTTTGCATCTAAACGTTGCTTTTGGTCTCCACGCACTTTTACTACGTCCGTCGATCCTATTTCGCCCCCATCAAAAGCAGATTCGAGGTCGTCAGCCCCAATTAAGTGTGACGCAATCTGCTTATGGTGGAGGCGTCGGGTACTGCCCCCGAGTCCGAACCGTTTATTCTGAACGTCTCAACAACCTCAGCATATTATTTATAATACGCTCGAATAATATTTTAGTCAAGCGTATTATTTGATTTAAACGACTCGTAGTAGGATTGTATTTTCGTTCATCCTAAATGCCAGAGGAGCATCCTTCAATTCGTCCATAACCTTACGCAGCACAAGCTTGCCGCCATCAAGAACTTTCTTAACATGTTCTTCAGGTTTACGACCAGTTCTCTTAGTGAAAGAACTCTTTTCATCGTAATTAATGAGCGATGTACCCTTAACTTGAATACCACCACGATCGATCGCTCGAAACACACTCAATGTTTTGTACTTGGTGTTGAAGGTCCAAAGCTCCTGACAACCGATAATTTTTTCCGGATTAACAGAAGCGATCTTATAGGTGTTATCTTCCTTCTGATATTTGAAGTTCTTCAGCTTCTTTTCATTAGAAACTGTTCGAGGTTTACGGGGAGCACGAGTTTTCTTAGTTACCGATCCATACTTCTCAGCATCTTCAATAAGCTTGTTGAAGAACATAACACGGTCCCTCAGCTGCTTCTTAGTCAGGTGTGAGTAGGCTTCCTTCAACTGGTCGTCAGCGCCCTCCAGAGCCTCAAGCAGCTCATCAAGCCATGGGGCGTAGTAGTTGGCTATCATACCTGAATAAGCGGCTGGAACCTCATTGGACTTGAGCCAGTCGTAAAGCGAAAATTGTGCGCCGCTGTCAATCAATTCCTCAATATCACCAATAAGCTCGGAGGCTTTATCACGCATGCGCTGTTGAACAGATACAGCAACTCTGTTTTCGTCCTTAACTTCCTTGGGCTCTTCGCTCGCCTTCGAAATACAATGAGCGAGCTTAGTCTCAAAAAACTCTACGCTTTCGGGTTTGATTTTATTTCCACGAGTCAGCATACGAGCGATCCAGGCTGCTGTGGTCGGCACCCAAGTATCAGGGACACGGCTGAACCTTTTGAGCTCAACGGTCCGCCCGTTTGCCTTTAGATAGTCCTTGATGTAGTCTCTAGCGTCCCCAGTGGTACACATGTAATTGTACCAGGTAAGAGCGTTCGCATAGTCGCCACCACTGAATCCTTCCTTCAGCATAGGCTCGTCACCGAGATACTTCTTATTGACGATGTACTGTTCAGTCCTGGTCGAACGGACAGCCTTAGTTTTCTTTTGAATCAATTTCGGTCTACGAGCCATTAATTTCTCCTTCAAACATCACGTTCATTTTCATAGAAAGCCACAGCGATAGGAAAGCGAAGCGATCCATCTGGTGTGACGTTCTGGTATCGAATAGTTACAGTCTTAGGTACAGGCGTCCTAGTCAGAAGCTCTTTAGCGAACTCCTGATTTCCCTTAATACCTGCATTAAACAACACACCCTGCTTGGTCTTGCATTGAACACTCTTAGCATATCCTGCCCAGTTTCCCTGACCCTCGAGAATAGCAAGTATTTCAAACTCATCGTCAATGAACTCCTTACGTTTCATCAGCGCCTTGGTACGCTTCTGTTCATAGGGTGTATCTAGGCGAACCATCTGCCCTTCATACCCATCCTGAAGGAATCCAGCGTAGATGTCGTCGAGCTGCTCAGAGTTAGAAACAAGGATAGTTGGTACACAAACGATGTAGTTAGAATTCAACAACTCAACTACTTCACTAATATACGTTGAACGGATTGAAAAGTCAAATTCGCCAACCATGTCGTAAACATGATACTGAATAGAAGCTTCTGCTTTAATAAAGTCATCAGTTGTCGGCTTAGACTGACGAGCCAGAGAAATAAGCTCATTGAAATTATCGCGAAGATCGTGATTGTACAGTTCGCCATCAAGTACGAGATCAGGAAACACTTCAAAGGTAGTCTTCAGGGTTTCGACAATGTGGGGAACGGAAATGATCGGCTTACCTTGACGTGAAAACAACCCATCCTTAGTAGCGATGCATCGCATGCCATCGAGCTTCGGTTGAACATACACCGAAGTCCAGCTCTTGTCCCATCCCTTAAACTTATCGGCGAGCATAGGCTCGATAATGTTGGAACCACCAGCAGCTGCTTCAAGATTGTCGTGATACTTACGATCGCGCTTTTTCGTGTATTGGGATGCGATCTCAGCTGCAGCCTGTTCCTCGCCTGTAGTAGCGTTTACTTTACCAATGTTTTTCGGTTTGGCAAGCTTCCACTCAGAGGTTACCATTTTTCCATTGTTGACGCCAGATACAGCACGGTACTTATCACCATCCTGTTCCATCCACCAAACACGTGTGTTTTCATTAGAGTCAACTTGGTACAGCGTATCATACTTCTTAATCATGGTAACCTCATTATTGTTACGAAAGAGAAAGCGACTTACGCCGCCTCCGCCATTTCGACTGCGAGCTCAAGAGCCTTGGTCTTGATACCCTTATGATAACCATACCAAGCAGAAGTTAGACGAGTGTCCGTAGAGCGTCCTGCAAGGTGATCCGTAACAAAGGTTACAGCGTTGAACGGCTGCCACCAAGAGCCTTCAGCGAACTCCGCACCAGGCTGGGTATGAAGAATATCATGAGCCAGCTGAGCATTCTTGCTCATGTCCTTCTGCTTCTTATCATTAGCACCAGAGACAGGGAACACACGCTTGAAGTATTCGACGATATTCTCTTCCTTAGCCTTCTTAGAACCAAGGAAAGCTGCCATATCCTTATACTTGGCCAGCTTCTCAGTAGCAATACCCAGCATGTCCTTGACATTCTCAGGATTAAACTGCTTACGGTGAGAGATTTTAACCATGCGCTCGACCTTGCTGTTGAGCGAAAGAGTCAGAGTGTTATTGCAAACCACACGGATCGGAGTAAAGCGAACGTCCGTAGAGAAACCATACTTGTGGAAGTTAGAGAACAGCAGGTACGAGTCAATCTTGTCGCCCTTAAAGAGCTCAAAGCTTTCCTTTACCTTAGCCAGACCCCAGATAATCTGACCATCGCGGAGCGAGCCAGCCGTGTGCATTTCCATGTCACCAGCCATCACGAACTCGTTGAAGAACTCGAACGCTTCAGCGTTCTGCACAGGATTCCAGTCATCAGAAACAACGTCGAGGATCGAGTTATCATTCTTGCGTACAAGAGCTGATTGACCAATCTTAACGTTTTTACCACCAACCTGAGCGTAGGCAGGAATCTTTTCGACTTCCCAATTAAGACCAGCCGCATCGAGCATCTGCTCCGGAGTCAAGTCTGCAGGAACTGCGACACCCAGACCGTGCCACGGGACAGTTCCCGCATACGCCATCTGAGCCTTACCATTAACCATTTCAATCATATGAGCCATTTTGTAGATCCTTCATCAGTCAGTAGCTCCGTTCGCTACCATATTATTATAATACCCTATCCAGTATTTAAAGCAAGCGGTATTTTATTACAAGAGTAGGATTTTGTCTCTTTTCTAGAACATCAGTCCTGCAGCTTCTCTTTCATCCTCAGAGAAACGTGACCGTATTTCTTCCTTCATAGACTCGAGCTTGTTCTTCATGCCAGGAACCTCAAGAATCTCACAAATACACATGAGTTCCTCGAGATAGTCGCGCATCGTCCAATTATCGCGCTTCGTCACGTAGCACCTCAATGTTAACAGGGCGATAATCTGTCTGCTCAACACAGACACAGCGATAGTTACCTTCCGGAGCAGCATTGCTATGAATGTGACCGAACACGTTTGTCATCGGAACACCACTGAACCGCCTCTCGCCCAGAACAGAAGCATGAACAGGAACATGTGTCAGCAGCAGGTTGAACTCTGTAAACATACGCCACATTTCAACCTTTTCAAACATGCGCTTCTCAGCAATATAGGAAATGTCATCATGGTTACCAACGATCAGACGTTTCTTACCGTTCAGCCGTTTCCAGTTCTGTTCAATCCAGCTTTTAGGACCAAAGAACACATCACCCAGATGATAAATCTTATCACAGACCTTGACGTTCTCGTTCCAGCGCTGGATCATGATTTCATTCATTTCCTCAACAGAGGCGAACTCCCTGACCTTTTTGCCGGCGAAATCGGTAAAAGTCAAGATGTTCGCATGATTGAAGTGTGTATCACTTGTTATCCAGATTTCCGACATTTTTACCTTTCCATTCTTCAAACTTAGAACACAAATCCTCATGAATTTGTTCGTTACAAGAAAAATTCCATTCCCTTGGATCGCCGTTCAATAGATACCCAATCACGGTGCAAGGAACATTGTGCTTAAATACTCTTTCTATAGAGAATACAGTGATAATATCAAAGTCGAATATAAAGGTACAAGATTGCTGTTCTTTACGAATATTTTCGATTCGTTCCTTTAGTGTATCAATTTCTTTCCTCAAAACATCATTATCAAGTTGTGTCTCGAAAAGCTTATGTTCAAGGCGATTAATCTTGCGCATATTATCAAACATATTAGTTCTCCATATATTTCTGCCACTCTTGGGCAAACGAACAGTTTTCAGCACCCTTAAACATAGGGGCGATCTGCTCATCGCGATAACCAGCCAAACCACAACCGACACGGGTAACAAACCATTCTCGGCTCACGTTATCCTTAGTAGCCTGAATAAACTCATCGACAAAATGCTTAATTACGTTAAGCGGAAGAGTATCTACCTTTTGGTCTTTTGTTGGGATAGCATAGCTAGGGCAGATAACAGGCTTACCGAAGCCCGAACCAACTCCCCATTCAGCCCCAAATTTCTCTAGTGCTACTTTCGCAGCACCAGCACCGTGAATGCCAGCAAAATTGGAGCCGAACACAAATACTTCGTCGTTTTGTGGGAGCGTCCCATCTTTATGAAAACGAATCATTGTCCTACCAATACAACAGGATTAACAATAAACTCCGGTGAGTCGTCAATCCAAACATCAACAAACCAACCAATCTTATTACAATGTGAACGTTTCTGAGTGAACTCCGTAAAAATGACTGGAATACCGATCGTCTCAAAGATAGGGTCTGTCATACGGCTCTTACGAAATGTTACAATACGAACGTCATGACCACGCGACTTAGCATTGGCAATGAACTGATCCCAAAACATCGGGTCTCTGGTATACGTGTCGTCAAAATCAAGTGCAATATTCATTCTTTCACCCTTTCCCAATACTCTTCAACAATTGTTCTGGTTTTCTTCTCAACACGGGTAAGTTCATAAATGTCACATTTATCCCAGCCGTATTCTGCATCCGTAACGAAGGTATTAGATTCCCAAAATCCAAAAAGTTCTGGATGATCTGGAAAAAATTCTTCATTCACTTCGAAAATTTGTTTAGTGTAGAAGTTAGAACCTCGACGGCGTTCATTATAGGATTCATCAATGGAATCATCAATGATGTTGTCGAATAGTTCTTTATCAATAGAATCACGATCAATCTTATTCATTTTCCACCTCCACAAAGGGCACGCATAAAGTTCAACTGAAATTGAACAATGAACTCACGCTCATCAAGATAACATTTAAGTTCTGCTTCAGTTCCTATCCGCTCATTACCAACCATAAGTTCTAAACATTCATAACAGGCTTCGATCCGTTCATCAAGAAGCCTTTTACGATTGGAAATAGAATCGAAGAGAACGATTGCTGCTTCGACGTTCATTAAAACTCTCTCCACGTATAAACAGAGTTACGAGTTTTGAACTCGACGGTCCAGTAACCCTCGTCATTGACATATTCTTTGATAATCTCGGTAATAGGAGACGTCTGCCACCAATCTTGACCTGAGTAGGATCGGGCATAATATGAACCAACACGAACACCACACCCAACTCGTGGATATGTTTCACCTTCGATGGGCTTGTAGCTTTCAGCGTCGAGGATTTGACACATAGGACCGGAATCACCGACCATTCCATCTTCACGATACAGCGAGTATCTCATACGATCTCTTGGATTACGTGCCACACGAGCATACCGCCAGCTTCAAAAACTGTACCGACATACGACCCATTATAAGGCATACCAGTGCCAACATACTTTACCTTTGACGGCGGAAGATTCTCGCCTTGCTCTGCCCATACATATATGTTGTTGCTCTGCAATCCAACATGGACGATACGTCCTTGAACTACACAATCGAAATTAGGTGTAATGGGACCATACTTATAAATTGACTTCATCTTCTCCATCCTCGTGATCTACAAAGCCAACCATCTCACAAACCTCGTGCATAAACATATATGCATTGCGAATAACACGATCGGATTGATAGACCGTTTCTGCACAGGTAATGTTATTGTCTTCGACAAATTTAGCACACAGTTTCCAAAGAGCCGCCATATCCTTGACGGAAGGTTCATGATCAACCATCAACAATCTCCATATAAACGATAGGAACGACCTTAGCGTATTCGTAGCCTGTAGGTTCTACAAATAGGATAAGGGGTTGAGTAGTTGATGGATAACCAATATCATCCCAACCATAACATAACCATGCAAGCTTCATCACTTAATTCCAAAATGTTTATCAATCATCAAGACACAATTGTATCGATTGATTTTTTCCATCATGCCACACAGATCATCAGTTGGATCGATTGCCTTCTTACATTCCTCGATAATCAGTTCAGCGAAATCGACCATATCTTCTTTGCTAAAGGCAACACCCTCGGAGTTAAATGCCACAAGAGCATTCTCCATTCCCGTTGCTTTGATCATAAGCTCTCTAATACGTTCGTTCATCACTCACTCCTGATCCAATAACCACCAGTACGGGCAGGAAGATGAATAGCACGCTTCTCTTCCTCAAGCTTTTCCTTTGTCTTACGAAAAAATTTGCGAGGACTACCACAAGCAGTGATAGCATTCTCGCGCTCGAACCGCTTACGTCTCTGTCGGTCAGCCCACTGCCTGTGCATCACTACCTCAATATCAACATCACATATATGATTATACTGCACTTTTATATAAATGTCAATCCATCACTCAACTCCGAACCGCTTACGAATTGCATTACGAGCATCCCAAATCCCAGCATTCTGCGGAGGGTTAGTCAGGAGATGTCCCATGTTACGCAGCTCCAACGTCATAAGACTGAGGCACTCTTGCACGACGAGCTCCGTATACTTCTCGAGCTCATCGGGTGTGAATGCGTAGGTGATGTTCGTGGGACCTACCACCGTGGACTTCGCTTCCCAGCGCATGTTTTCAATCAGTTCTTTATTCATCATCACTTGTTTTCCACACACCGTGTAATTATGTATCGCTCTGCGGTATTAAAATACACTCTTTTTTGCTTTGCTAAATCTTCGACCTGTGCAGCGATATTGTCACACTGTAGCTTTGAAGGATATTGCTGAAGTGTGACTGTTGCTCCTAATGCTTGTGCAAAAGAAGTCACGATAATTAAAGTCCACATTACTTGTTCCTACGAGTGATAGTTCACACCCATCCAAAACTTACCCCAGAACCCATCGACCTCTTTGATATCAAAGTGGCAAATCTTTTTCGATTCGCAGAAGAACTCAACGAGATTTCTGTTTTTTGATACTGTAACATAATCCCAATCGTCTGTGGAAAAATTATCTAGAAAAGCATCCCTGATTTCATTAGGCATATCACTAGTATCATTAAAACTGTACAGCAGCTTCTCTTTTCGCAGAACCTTGACGACGTTCTCGATCGATTCATAACTAACAATATTCATATCACTTACTCCACTTTACAGGACGGACACCATCAAACGTCCACTCAGAACCAACATCCTCATAGAGGTAGTGCCAAATCTCGTCGTTGACTCGATGATAATTTCCAAGATAATCCCACTCAGTATAGCCAGCGCGATCTTTCTCGGTGTCCTTATGATAACCGTAGCTGTCATAGCCTTCATCGTCATACCAAGTTTCCTCGGTCTGAAGTTTGCGATGCCACTCTTGATCTGCTCCGTATGCGGCACTCACAGTCGGGCTGTATTTTCCAACGCTCATCAGAGCTTCCTATGTTTCACGATATCCCAGCGATCGACCTTCCAGCCAAGCTCGGTTTCATCCACCACTACATGAGCGACCGATCCCTTGACAAAGGCATATCGCCAATCCTTACCATCCGGACCAACGAAAATTTTGTGTGGATAGCGAACGTTCCTGCCACCATGCGCGAGCGGGAACAAAGCCATCTCGTCAAGTGCAGTATACTCGAATTGACGTCCATGGCTCTTCTCTGTGAAGTAGCCAAGAACGTTCTCGCCGACTGGTGCGTTTGCCATCAGAACCTCTCCATCAACCATTATCATATTCTAGCTGATTTAATAAAATTGTCAAGCGACACGCCACTGAATATCGATATCAGTTACGATATCTTCAAACCCATCGTATTCCTCGATACGATAGAGAGTGCCTTTTTCCAGTTCTACGATCTTCAACTTCGAACACATTCCATTTGCCTCGTCACCGAGCTCTTCGACAACCTGCACAAGAACAGGATCGGTGCGATCTATTTCATAATCGCCGATCTTAACTCCATTCGAATCAATCACATAAGAGGTATAAAAATCTTTTACAGGAGCATTATACTCAAACCCCATCAACTCAGCATAACGCTTCATTGCAGCATTGGATACAGTGAACCCACCATAGCAGGCATTGATCACAATCTTCGTTTTCTCAGTCATCACAACACTTCCATATCTGAAATCCACGGGTCACAATCGATAAGCAATCGCTCTTCATCAGTAAACGCTTTGTATATGTCTTCCCACGTGTTATTACGGCTCTTCAATATCTCATCACGCTTCAGTTGCAGAAGCTCAATCCGAGTAACCTCAGTCTCAGCATCAGTGTGCTTGGCGTATATCTTATGCAGATCATCACAGTTCCATGTGCAACCATCGCCTCGAGAAAGCATCACACAGTATACAGTAGTCATCCCTTCACCTTACCTTGCAGCCACCATTTGTGGAGTTGTTTTAGACAGTCAGGGCATATATCTGGCTCTGGAACGTCACTCTCTGAAGTGATATGACGATTGTATTTTGGCCCATTGAGTTGAAAGTATTGCACCTTACCCCATTCATAAGAGTCTTTGTGGTTTCGCATCTCTTCAACTCTATTGCATCTGTCGCATACATATACACTAATTGTGGACTGTGCCATCACTTCACCTCAATCAACCATAGACATATCATACCTGATTTAATAATTATGTCAAGCTCAAATCAGTCTTTTTTGATTTTCTTACAGACTTCCTGGAGATTCCTCACACGATAAAGCTCGAGGTTGTTGGAATATGTGTCATTGACACGACTGTATGAAAACTTGGCAGTACCTCGGGTACCAGCAGCCTTTGAGAAGTAACACTTGACCTTGTGCTTTGGTGGAAGTAGAAAGAAGTCGATGTTGTTCTTAATGTGATTGTATATTGCCACACGTACGTATCCAGGCTTCCCATCAAGGTTTGTTATCTGACCAATGGGTGCGTAGTACGTATTACCATTCTTGTGCTTCGCATTCATATAGGTGGAGCCAGTCTTGGCTTCGGACCCATCTGAGAAGTCAAACCCTGCAGCATCGATGCTCTTCAGCCGAGCCTTATGGGAGATAATCTTTTCCCACAGCTTGCCAGAGAACTCGGAGGCGAAATCGTCCACAAGCTCCATAAAGAACATTCGCTTCTGCAGTGGGAGCTTGAGAGCATCAGCCGCGAGCTCGACGAAAGCGATTTCTTTACCACGATTCTGCATCTCAAGCTCCCCATCAACCTATAGACATATCATACCTGATTTAATAAAAACGTCAAGGATCACTTGCTCTCCTTGAACCATTTCTCAACAGTATCGTAGCCAGTGTATTTCTCATCATCCCAACCGATACCTTCGTTGATGATAATGCACACAGCATCGACGCAGTTATCGATCTCTGAGCCAGAAGCAGAGCTGCCCCAGCTATAGGCACTTGCCTCTTCCTCGCCACGGCGAATGCCAGCCTTGTAGATGTCTTTGATCTGTTCGATCGTGAACGTAAAGGTCTTGTCAGTCATGGACTAGTCCTCCTGAAGATCCTCGAAACCGAAAAACTCATACCGCTCGACAAACTCCTTCACAGAGCTCTCTGACATCCAGCAGAGCATGTCACGGATCAGCATGTCCTTATCGAATATGCCCTCTTCCAGAAGGTCGATCATACGATTTGTGAATTCACGTGTCATGGACTAGTCCTCCATCTCAACCGTAGCAAAGTGAACCAACTTGCCATTCTGCAGCTTATATGAGTCGACTATGCTATAGTCCACCAGCTGCGTAGTCACATCCCAGTAACCGATCATGTCTTCCACAATGGAACCAGGGAAGCTTTTCTGCAGGACCTCAGTGACTTCTTCGACAGTACTCCATACATAGGACATGATCATTCTCCCTCGTCGGTGTCAACTTCTTCCTTGAATGCTTTTTCCCAGCCAGAGAACCAGGCATCGTACAGCTCTGGCTCGGCATCACAATCATACTCGCAGTCGATGAGGGCGACACCCTCGAAGTAGTCATGATAGCCATCAGCTTGGGCTTGAGCGATTCGATCGACAACCATTTCGTTTCTCCGTTTCAACCTTATATAATCATCATACCTGATTTAATAAAATAGTCAAGCGACTAGTCGCGCCACCCGAACCAGCGAACCTGGACCTTAAGCGCAAGCAGCTTAAGCCACATAGGAGTCCAGCCAGCTATGGTCAAGACAGCGAGGGCATAGTTCACTTTATCGTAAATCATGGTCCAGCTCCTATTCGATAGACCTATGATACCTGATTTAATAAAAACGTCAAGTCCTCGGGCAATAAAAAACCATGGTCCAGCTCTAGTCGAAGTAAACGGTCAAAGCTCGATCTTGAGCATAAGAGAGGTTGATGTAGTTGTCTCCGATATCATCCTGACAGACCGTGTACGTCTCTGCCATCCTGATGAATCGTTTGAGCCGGAGATCGAACATGGGCTCTCCACGCTCCACATACTCCCCAGCGCATCCACAACGACAAATCCGGTCGCGACCCATATAGATCTTGGTGATCTTGTTCTTGTCGATAATCATTTCACATATCCCTTGTAGACTGCATAGCTGTAGCATCCAAATGCCAGAGCCACACCCAGCGCATAGGCGATCAATGGACCAAAGACGATGAAGAGATCAGCTGTGCTCATGATTACTCCTTGGCCAAGGCAACACGATGGAGCTTACCAGCGATCTGAGCAAGCTCATCATCAACATCAATATCATCTGTATCATCAGTATGCCCCAGCGCATACTCGAGTACATCGAGGTAGTCATTGATATCTAGTTCGCTATACAGGTGGTCCAGAAGATCATTTGTACGAGACAAAGCATCTTCGCTAACACACATAGCGAAAACATCACACTCGAGATTATGCTTCAAAGTTGCATCATACATCAGTTATCTCCTCATCGACTCATTATCACCATCATACCTGATTTAATAAAAACGTCAAGTCCTCAGGCGAAAAAAAGAGAGCTCAGCCATTGACCGAACTCTCCCACATTTGCAAATCCGACTTAGACCAGAGCCTTCACAGCATCCTTGGTGAGAAACTTGGGCGTATCGAAGCTCTCAAGATCCTTGTAGATCTGAGCAACCTCAGCCCGAGCACCCTCGGCAGTCCAACCAACAGGGGTCTCATGCTCAGCAGGAGCAGCAACCTGGCCAGGGAGATAGGTCTTCTTGCCATTAAGGCGAGCCGACACTTCCTTCATACGCTTGAGGTTAGCAGCCTTGATCTTGTCAAGATCCTCTGCCGATTTAGTAGAGTCCTCAGCCTTAACCTTCACAGCCTTGGCAGTGCGACCCTTGGCAGGAGCAGCCTTGGGCTCAGCCTTAACCTTCACAGGCTTGGGAGCTTTTTGCGCCTTGGGAGCACGAACAGCAGTTTCAGTATTGCCAGTCGCGAGCTTGTGCTGCACGATATAGCGATAATAAGACTTGGCATTGGGGATCGTAACGTTGATAGCATCAGCGATCAACTCAACTACCTGGGACATCGCCTTATCAGCGTTAGCGTTCATGATAGAGATAGCAGTAGCACGCTTAGAGTTAGCCATAATAAATTCTCCGTTTCACACCAGTCGGCTCATCCGACCTTACATACATCATACCGCGATCTATTATTTCTGTCAAGCCCTCAGGCGACTTTTATTTCACCGTCCTGGAGCTTGTACATGGGCTTTCGGTTGAAACGCTTACGCTTAAGTCCAAGAGCAACGCCAGTCCGAATAACCTTGACCGTATTCCCAGAGAGCTCGAACTGAGCAATAAGGTCGGCAGTGGCAGCGGTCTGGGCAGTTTTCGTAGCAGAAGGCTTCAACATTGGGTCGCTCCGTTTTTTCATCCTACAATCATCATACCTGATTTAATAAAATAGTCAAACGATTATCTCAGGGAAAACGTTTCAAAATCGCCTTCAGCGTACATGAACTGGACCGTGGAGCCGTCAATGATAATGACTAGATCGTCGCCGTAGTAGCCGATTCGGGCGTCCTCGGACTCAACGCCAGCGTAAACCTCACGGTCGGCTTGGGTGAGAAAATCAAAGTCACATTGGGCGACCAGCGCGAGGGCTTCATAGGCGTTCATGGTTTAGCTCCTGTTTCAACCTTATAGACCTATCATACCCGATTTAATAAAATAGTCAAGCGATCGTTTGGACGATTCTGGTAACTCGGGTGGGGAATTACCCGTTCACAGTCCACAAGTCGGTCCGTCCGTCGATCTAAGTCATTGATATCGTTCAACAAAGTCCCATTTCGAAATTTTATAGCCTCTCGAATTTATCTAATGATTTCAATATGTTGCACAACCACCAAATACAGCACCACCCACAAAACCAATCCAGTCAGATTATGGATTGACTATTAAATGCAAACCCAGTATAATCATTAATGTAGCTGTTGAATTAAGCAACCAATGCCTAAGCCCGACGAGCTACTGTATCCTGGCAACAATAGTCAAGTAGTTCATTAAATGCAGTCACAGCCATTCGACCATTACCACCAATATGCCAGTCGTAACCTTTGGTTGTACGTCCATTTGCTTTATAGTCATACACAGTTACAAGTACACCTTCAATGACTACTGCCCACTCATGGTATATCTTATCATGACCATCATAATAGGTGGGTTGACCTAGTATATCAACCAACTCATCAAAGCTCATATTAGTATAGCCTTGAATAGAAGAACCAGAACGGCGATCAGCCCGAGTAGCGTTGCGAATGTCCATAGTTTAGTCTCCTTATTCAGACGTAGCGGTCAAGAACAGTATTAGTATAGTATTGCGAGCCGTAACCACCCCAAGCTTTACGTTTACCAGTAACAGTATAGATACCAATTTTAGCAGCAGTAGCCCGAGACTTCAAAGTATTACGATCACGGTAGCCACGAGGACCCAAGTAGAACGTACGAATAGCATATTTCTCACCAGTAGAAGCCTCAAGCTTTTTAAGCTCAGCACGAACTCGCAGACGGATATAGTCAAGCTCAATCAGCGGGATTTTCGAAAAAGACTTATCAACCTTAACCATCAGATTTTTCCCTCAACCGATCATAGACTCAGTATGCCTGATTTAATAAAAATGTCAAGCGAGTTCCCGACGATTTTTGATTATTCATCAAAAACCGACCAAGCGCCACATTCCAAAATATAACGCTCATCACCATCAACTATAATAAAGTCATAGCCAGGCATAAAAGGTTTTTCCCAGTCATTGTCTTTTTCTTCTAGGTATTCAAAGGCGGATTCAAGAGTATAGTCACCGAGAAATACTTGGTTTTCATTAGGATTAGACTCAGGAACAGCGTACAACTTAGCCATCAAAATTCTCCCTTAACCGATCATAGATTCATTGTACCTGTTTTAATAAAAATGTCAAGCGAGTTTTCTAAACGTCACAGGTAGCTAGAAATTCACCAGATTCAGGGTCAGCAATAATATAGACCAGAACAGAGTTAGTAGAGTTAGAAACCTGATAAACTAGAGCCGAGTATTCATCAGAGTATTCAACGTATTCAACAGCTGTTATTTCACCGAGCGGAGTAATATCATAAAGTTCAACCGAGCGGGCGTAGAGAGCGTTTATTTCAGAAACGTTATAAGCCATTTTGAACCCCTTTTCAACCTTATAGATTCATTGTACCTGTTTTAATAAAAATGTCAAGGAGTTGACAATTATATTCAGGAGAGTATGATTAGGGTTCAATCAGATTTCAGACCCAGCGCCCAACAGGAGCTGAGCCATAGAGCACGACAGCCAGACCGTGTGGCTCTACTACTGTTGCTTTAGTTTGTCAAGTGGTGCTGCCCAAAAAAGTGGTGCAGACAACCACACGGTGCTATTGACTTTAATATAGAACAATGGTATACTATAGAATCAGAGCACAAACAGCGATAGGTGCTGCCTATGAATAGCTGTGTGCTGATTGGTGTGGCCAATTGATAGGCTGTGCCAATGGTGTGTGGCGGATTGATAGGTCTGAGCGTTAGATCGCTACGATTACAAAATGAGGATTTAATTAAACACCACACACAACGACACACAGCTACACACCAGAGGCAATCAGCGACACACACCTAACAAAAAACACTAAGCACGGCGACACGTTATTTTCCGACGGCAAGATGTCACTATGTACCAGCGGTAGACGCCAATCTATAGGTCACACGTTTGGTCAATCGATAGGTCAGCTCCTAGGTCAGAGCATAGGTCACACTCTAGGTCAGCTCCTAGGTCAGACGTTTGGTCAGTCACTTGTTCTTAATCATTAGCTCTTCCCATTCTTGGGGAGTTACACCAGTCATAATGAATTCTCTTTCATCATTGGTTAGCTCAGGGAATGCATCTTGTATCAGCACTGCATTGTTCAGATAATATGCCAATCGTTTTTCAAATTCATCCTGAGTGTATTGAGGAAAATACATACGATGAGTTCTTCCTGTAAACATCGATGTTTTAATCAGTTGGGCTGTCATCAATCATATTCCCTATTATGATAATCGAAATCAGGGATGGTGGTGTAATCTGTAATTTTGTTTTTGATCCAATCACGGCGGTATATAAGGTTGCCGATCGTAGCTTCATATTTGTCACGGCAATCGTAAATGCAAGACTCAATCATATTCTTATCTAGGATGGATGGGTGGTTTGCTTCATCTAATGCATCTTGCAGAGTTTCGGTGTTGATCCAATAATCCATATCAATGGCATCGTCGCCATCGGCAGAACGACCCCAATGAGTTATCTCAATGCGATAACGATCAGACATATTACGCTCCCTTAACGTGACTACAAGTTTTACGATACGAGAAACCAGTGCAGTTGCAGCTCCAGCGATTACCATTCTTCGTCAATACATACTTCTTACCGTTGCTGCCGTCAACCACCTTGGTTAGTGACGAGCGTCCGACATTGACACCAGCGGCAATAACATTAAGCTCGCCAGCCTTCACTCCCTGACTCTCTGGTAACTGCCACCCATGCATAATCTGTTCCTTGACAATAACACGGAAAGGAAACTGTGGGTCACCTGTCGTCAAACAAAAGCTATCGTCCTTGACCCACCTGGGATTGGGGATTACCTCACCCTCATACTCGTTGAACTCATTGAGTTGATAACCATACAGGTGGCGCTTATCATACAATGCGTTTTTAACGCAGACACGAAGGCGAGTCATATCACTTATCTCCTACCGTTGACGATACCATGACATTCATATTGCTTTTTACCATCAGCGAGACACTGTTCCATCAGCATACTATGGCTGATGAATATCGCTGTCATAACAAAGATAAGAAGCCCAACAAGAATTATCAGAGTGACTAATGATAACCAATGTTCTCTGATCACTGTGACATCCTACGCTTCAATTCACTGACGAGCTCTTCGTCGGTGTAGTCAGACAGGCTCTTGCTCGGAACCAGAGACTTAATCATATCTCTGATCTTACTCTTATTAATA